ACGAGCTCACGAACCTTGTTCGCTACAACGCCCCATCGCAGGTTGACCAGCTCGCTGGCGCAACCTTCGGCTCGGTCGTTACGGCGGCTGGTTCGCTTCCAATTCTTGCGGTCCCAGGCGACGCCATTGGCTCGTATGCGATCTCAGGAACGGACTATCGCGATATCTACGTGGTAGATGAGGCCGGTTGGTCAATGCCGTACCTCGGTTCGGACTCGATCACGACGCTCGAGATTCCGATTGGCGTGAACGGCGCCCTGACGCGACTCTACATCATGTATGTGATGCAGGGCTTTGCGAACAAGGCTCCTCAGTTCCAGGCCAAGATCCGCGTAACCGCCTAATCTAGGCAATTTGCTGAAGGGACCCCGGAGAAATCCGGGGTCCCGGAAGCGTTAGGAGCAAAAAATGTTTGATGACAAGAGAGAAGCTCCTGCGGTAGATTCCGCAGCAGTAGCCAAGAAGGCCGTCGCGGCTGCAAAGGTTGCTGTTGCCGATGACCAGATTGTTAAGATTCGCAATCACAGCGGACTTTCATCTTTGGTTCTCGGAGACGGCACCGTCGTCCGATTTCACCAGGCGGTTGGAACCGTCAAGGCTAAGCATCTTGTTGAAGTAATTGCCCAGGGTTGCACCGTTGAGTCGGAATCCGCAGTTGCTCCAGCAAAGAACGAGCTTACCGATGCCCAGAAGGCTGAGTTGGAGAAGGTTTTCGGCAAGGCCGAGTAATTAACTCCGTAGTTTGCATTGGGGCTCGCAGGACACTTATTAGGTGCCATGCGGGCCCCATTGCTTTAGGATGGACACATGATAAAAGTTACCGTAAACATCGCTGACCCTTCGGCATCGGCCGCCGCATACACCAGCATCCAGATCGGCAGAGCCTCGACCGAGGAGTACGCTAACGCCCAGAACGGAACATTTAGCAATTTGGGCTCGCTAATATCCCTTGACTCAAAGGTTGGGGTCTACAACTACACCGACTCGGGCTATCCAACTAACTACTGGTACACCTACAGGCTCTTCAACACAGGGACATCCGCAGCAAGCGCATGGGCAACCGCATTCCAGGGCAAGGAGATGGGCTACCTTACGGTCTCCGAGTTTAGGGAATATGAGCTTGGCGCCCTCTCTCTCCCAGATGGCACGGAGTCTACCGACAACAGGCTTGAGAGACTCATAGCAGTTGCTTCTTCAATGGTGGACAGCTACTGCGGGTTCTCTTTCCAGCACCTAGAAAGCACCGAGCAGCACACCTGGAACCAGCAAACACGTAGAGTATTCCCATACAACTCCCCTATTATATCTGTTGGCTCGCTTGAGGTATTCGTTAGCAACACCCAGAGAGCTACATTCAATAACAGCGACCTTTTCATCAACACTACCCAGAACTATGTTGAGGTCACAAGCCTTGCAAACGTCACCTACTCCCTATTCCCCGCAATTGTCGCGCTCGGCTTGATTAACCCGGTAGCAAAGATTGTCTACACTCATGGGTATAAGGTGACCCCGCACGAGATCAAGGATGCGACTGCTCTAATTGCAATTGACCTTGCCGCCAGGGACTCCTTGTACCAGAGCGGCATGGGCCTGCTAACAAGGCTTACGGTTGGAGATACCACCATGGAAAGACTCCCACAGGTGTCTGCCGGAAGGTATTCCGCCCTGTCTATACCGCCAACCGCAGCGGCAATCCTTGACCAGTACATCTCGGTATCCCTGAGATGATTCCGGGGGCCATGGCAACAGTCACGCTTAAAAGAAGAGGGCTGTCCAGCCAGGCCGCCGACGGAACGCCAATCACGACAGATGAAACAATCTGGATAAAGAAGTGTCACTACCAGTCCCTCAGGGAAGACGGAAGCAGGGACTACGCCAACCCAACGGGAATGACCTCTAGGCAGGTCTACCGATTCTGGACCCCGTACCTAGAAGGTAGGGATAAGCCGATACTCAATGACCGACTAGAGACCGATGGCCTCGAGTTCCGCGTTATCGCGGTAGACTTCGAGGCCATCCGTCACCATTTGCTACTCCGCGCGGAGCGCGTTGATCGCTAGTCGATACGGCAGGCCATAACCTTCAGGTCATCCCAGCCGTCCTTATTAACCGCCAAAGTCAAGATCCCAGCCGGCGCATCCACGCCCGCAACCTCTCGGTACCACTGCGAGCCACCATCAAGCGACGGAGCCTGGATGTGTGTTCTGGCTCCATGCTGGGCAAGGGCCAGGTGGTGGTAGTGGCCGGTCAAGAGTAGTGTCGCGTCAGAGACGGGAGCCATTCCCAGCGCCTGGCGAGCCCACCAGTTCTCGATCTTGCCAATAGCGTTGCCACCGCCTCTTCGGGCCTGGTGACCGTGCGCAAGGGCGACAATCGTCCCGTACACATCAATGACCATGGTCAGATCATTCTTTGGGATGACAAACTTGACGTGACCGTATGCCTCCTCGTTGGCGGCAAGGATCTCTGCAACCTGCTCAAATACGGCAACGTCGTCGTTATCACCAAAGGTGGTAAAGGCTTTGCCGTTCTTGCGGTTTTCACCATGGTTGCCAGGAATGCAGGCAACCAGCATCTCTGGGGCAAACTTAGACCACTGCGTCAGCGCCTTCGTAATCAGGCGCCTGGCAACTGTGACCTGCTCACGGCGGTCTAGGTCTGTCTGGAATGCCTGCATGTCATAGTGCCCGTCGCAGGACTCGATGATGTCACCGAGGCCAACGACAACCATCTTGGACAGGGGCCTGCCAGCCTTGCGGAGCTCCTTCCAGCGGCTCTCAACCTCGTTGATGCCCGCAAGGAAGCGCTCTACGATCTTGGCACTGCCGCCGTTCTCGCCTTTGCCGAGCTGGAGGTCGGAGATGGCGACAACCATAGCCGTTCCGCTATCGGCGACAACTGGTCGAACAAAACGATGCTTCTTAATCTCATCAATGATCTCGTGTACGTCGTTGTTCATTGACGCGGTCTTGCGTACAACCTTGCCCTTCCACTGCCTGTTCAGCACGCCAAGCGTGTCGCCCCAGACGTTAAAAAGAACTGGCTCTACAACGTCAAAATGCTCTGGATCAAGCCCCCAAACCTTGAGCACGGTGGCCCAGTCTGGGGCGCTCTCCGCCGGCATTCCGGTCGTGGTAATGGTTCCCTCATTGCCGTTCCAAGACACCCCAGGCTCCCAGCCCTCTGGGTGCTGACGCTTTGGCCGCCTCTCGGCTTGCATTTCCGTCTGGATTGCCTTGATTTCGTCTAATGGGTTTCCCACTATTCGCACCTACACTCTTTCCGGCGATGTCGGGCAAGCGTATGCGGCTTGGCGTCATGGCCATTCTTTAGCAACCATCTAGAGATGGCGCCAGAGTCAATAGAAAGATCTCCCAGAGCCGCGACCATTGCGTCCCGCTTCTCTCCGTCCACGGAGGACAGGATGGCCTTAATGCTGCACTGCGGACCCTTCTTTGTGGATGTTCCACGGATCTCGTCTAGAATGTTTTCTACAGACATATACGCTCCTTCTTTTACGGTAGGACATTCACCTACCAAGACAGCATAACAGGTATACGGATACTTTTCCACATGTGCACACAAATGTGTACGGGAAAGAGGAAGCCCCGGTGGGGCGTCACCGGGGCTTCCTGGAAGGAGGGGTTCGGGACCCCTCGCTGTTACTTGCCGAAAAGGCGGCCTAGGAGGCCCTTCTTCTTAGGAGCCGCACTCTTCTTCGCGGGGCTCTTCTTGGCTGCCGGCTTTGCTGCTGGCTTGCCTGCCTTCTTGGCTGGTGCTGGCTTTGGAGCGACCTTCTTCTTGTCTGCCATTCTTAATTGTTCTCCTACTATACGACTTGCGGCTAACTGCCGCAATGCCACTATAGCACATTACTTGGCAGGCTCTTCGTCGTCCCAACCCTCGCCAGCAAGGCTGCCAGCAAGCTGGTCGGCAACTCCATCGCCGTCCGTGTCGATTGCGGAGCCGGCAATGTGGGAAGTATCCGCAAGGGCGGCCTTCTCCTCAGCCTTTACGGCCTTTGCCTTGCCAACGCCAAACTTCGTGTCCTCTGGGTTGAGAGCGCGAACGATGACCTGAAGGGTTGCCGCAATGGCGCCAGACGCCACGGTCCGGAAGTCGTCGTTGCTCATGTCCAGGATTGGAGCCCCGGTCGCAAGCATAACGGCAATACCGGTTGCAAGTCCAACGCGGAACGCCTCGAGAAGCGCCTCGTCAACTCCGGTGTTGTCAAAAATCCACTTAATCTTTGTAAACATTCTATTCTCCTATCGCTTCACTTTTCCGGTGCCGCCACAGCTTGGGCACGGGGTTTCTACTACCGGTGCCGCCGGCTGCGGTGCTGGAGCAACTGGGGCCGCAGCAACTGGTGCTGGGGCAACTGCCGCTACCGGCTGAGCCACTGGCGCTGGCGCAACCCAGCCCTTTGGCGCTGTGACGATGATGATGTGCTTAAACGCTGGGGCAACGTGCTTCTTGGACAGGCGCTTGGAGTCCGCAAGGGTGAGGAGAATCTTCTCGTCAATCTTGACGCCAAACTGCTCGGCACCTTTGCCAGAGCGCGTTGGGCATGCCCACTGCCACCCGTCGATTGGGTCGTAGACCGCCGAGGTCATATGCCCATAGGTGCGGGTAGGCTGCTTCTGCTTGACCCACCACCAGCGCTGCCACTTGGCATGCCAGGCGGAAACCTCAAGATCCTTAGGGTAGCCAAACGGCTGCTCAACCCAAACGCCAAGAGCCGCACCGGCCTTGGCGGAGTTAATGACGTCGTTCCAATCCTTTGCCCAGCGGGCATCTGCGCCAAGCTTTCTGGCGGTCAGGATCAACTGGCCCAGCGTAGAGCCGTTGTCGCTAACGCCCTGCTTGTCTACCTGCCCGGTGGCTTGAAACTTAGCCTTGATGCCGTCCGCAGCAGAAAAATCCTTTCCAGGAGCGTACTTAAACGCCCAGGAAACCATTGCAGCGACTGAGGATGGACCGCAGTCGTCCAGAATTCCGCCTTTTTCTTCGTGGTCGAGCTGGGACTTAACCTTATACTTCATAGCCTACTCCTAACTTAGCCCCTAGTTGAGGCTTAGTCATTATAAGCTATATAAAACCCTCAAACTACCCCTCGAGTTCTGCGATTCGGGCTTCAAGAGCGCTGTTCTTCTGGGCCAACTCCTTAATTGCGCCAATAAGGAAGACTGGTAGTTGGGAATATTGAACACTTTCAATCTCCCCAGTCTCTTCGTTGTATCTGCAAATACGCTTCATGTCATCGCTAATTGCCTCAACCTCTTCAGCAATCAGTCCGGTCATTGAGCCAGTCTCCTCGCTCTTAGTTGTTTCTGGGTTCCATTTAAATGTTACTGGGCGCAATTGCAGAACATCACTTAGCGGAACAGTGAAATCTTCAATATCCTGCTTGTACCTTCTTGCGGAACTAAATCTCGAAATCGTTCCAGCCCCCGAAGTGGTACTAATGTAAAGATCAGATGAGCTTGAAGTGACGGAAACGCTGACACGTAGATCCTCAGTCACATAAAATAGGCCTGAGGCATACCAAATTTGCCCATCCGTTGTACTGTCAAAAACAATACCGCCTTCAATAGTGTCATCTACGATTACCCTGCCTGCAACATTAAGGTCGTTATTCATGTTGAATCGGCTATTTACCCTATCGAACGACAGCGTTGCCCCAGCGCTCGTTGAGGCGCCGCCGTATATTCTCACGGCGCCATCAACCCCAGCTTTTCCATACACTCGCAAATCCCCGGCAACGTTTGATCCATCTCCCACCGCGACCAAGCCGCTGTAGTTAACCTTAAAAATGTCATAAGCTAATGTTCCAACCGCAAGATATCCATCAAAAATTCTTAAGTTTCCATTAACGTCCAATCTTATTCTTTCATCAAATGTTTGAGCAGACGTGTTGTAGTGACCAATGCTGAGAACTTCGGTATGAGGGACAGCAAGGTCTCCAATGTTTGAGTTTTTACTGATAAGGATACCAGGAGCAACGCTTGACCCAGACGTTGTGACAGTAGAGAGGAATGCATTGGTGGCGTCTACGTTTCCATTTTGACCGACTTTAAAGTTTGTAGAAGATATCGAGTAGTAGTCAATCTTTTCGTTTCCCGTCCCGTATGGGGATAGCGTTGTGGTGTTTACGGTTCCACTAACTCCTGATGTGTACTTTAATGTCGACCCAGTTGTCCCAGCTATTGCGGAAAAAACTCCGTCAAATCCTGTATTTGTTCCGTTTACATCGGCAATCCTGACTCGCTCGCTTATCGCAACATTGTGAGACACCAAATTGCCAGCAGCATCAGAAGTTGTCAGCGTTACCGTGGTGCCAGTTCTTTGTTTTGTTTTGATGTAAAAGGTTGGACCCTCTGAGCCAAACCTGTCGTCCAGAAGGAGCTGTCCACCCTTGATGACACCTGCGTCTATTCCTGCTGCGCTAATAAGACCAGCGGTAATAGAGTTGGCGACAATGTCATTGCTTCCAACTGCGTTCTCCCAGGCAGCCCCACCAGCGGCAACCTTCCTAAGCCCCGCAGGAGTCCCGCCAAGATGGTAGACAATGGTCCCCTCTGGGTAGCTTGAAGACGGTACTGTAGGCAGGGTCGCTTCGGATATGATCTCTATCGCCTTGAGAGTTGACGCCAACTTGCTGGCCGTAATGGCATTATTGCTTAGGTCCTCGCTCTTGATTTGAACCGGGCTGACAATCTCTGAGTCATCGCTCATTTCGCTTGCGGTGTTATCTGTACTCATTGCCCGAACTTGATATCTATAGTTCAGGGCGTATGAAAGCCCGTTGTCATTGATGTAGTTTGCCTTGGTGTTCTGTATTGTTCTGAATTCAGTAAAGTTGTAGATTGCCCATCCAGTTGCCGCAACAGAGGTAATGAGACCGCTCTCGACGGACGTGTAGGTAAAGGTGGTTGTTGTGGTCCCGGTAACGGTCCACTCTCCCTCAATCTTGTTTGCCGCCTGACCGTAGATGTCGTTGTCCATCTCAATGCGGACCTTGTCACCATTGACCATTCCATGGGCGCCAGAGGTTGTAATTGTTACGGTAGTAAGCGCCCTAGCCACATTTGTAATTGCCTTAAATATCCCGTCTTGGCGCTGAACCTCAAACGACGAGAGGTTCTTGTTGCGCTCGATATCCTCATTGAATCCCCAGCTGACAGTGGCGGACTGGATGCTTGCGACCGCGTGAATCTCTGATGGTGGCGCAGGTGTCGGTGGTACGGGGTTAATCTTATCGAGCTCCCTGAGCCGCTCGCTAACAAGAATAAACGAGTTTCTTTGCAGCCTTATGTCACCGCCAACCGTAATGCTGTAGACAACGTCCATGCCAAGCATCTTTGCCTTAACGGACTTGACAATAAGTGGCTTTGCGACGTCCATGGTGTCCCAGATGAATGGAATAATGTCGCCAACGTTTGGTACTGGATATACCGAGTCGTATGCATCTCTTGGCCGGATATCAAACTCATACGACTCAATTGGTAGGCCGTTCTCTTTCCAGAAACCCTGAGCAGCAAGTTGCGCGTCGGCAAGCGTTTCTACCTTGTCATCTGTTTTTGCGGTCTCAATAATCTTGCCATTTGTCGCCCAGATTCCAGGGACAAAGTCGTAATCAACATACTGAACTGGATTACCGCTTTCGTCAGTTAGGGCGACTTTATTTCCGTCTGCGTCCCTAGTGCGGAAGACTGCGTAAAGATGCAGTCTATTTGCCGAGTTTCCCGACTCCACAGGGCTGCTTGGGATTTCCATCTCATAAACAGGCACGGCATGCGTTGCGGAGTCCTCTACGTCGCCGTAGCCCATGGCTCCGGTGATCTGTACGGCGCTCCAGTCAGTGAATGCGGCAGATCCGCTCTGTAGGTTTGTGCAAAGGCCCCTTAGCCCAAAGTACGCGGCAGAGGCTGGGGCCGTTGCCGTCTTCCACACCTTATGCCAGGTTCCCACTGGGGAGCCGGGAAGGCTCCCCATGGAAACAGTAGACAGCTCTGTGCCGCCAGAGTTGTACCAAACAATATTGGCCTGCCACCTATCCGTATGTGCGCTAACCTTTCCCCTCACAGAGAAGAAGTATTTCCTTCCTGGAACAGTTGCAACCCTGCTCGCAATGGCTGTTTCTATTTGCGTAGTACTAGTGCTTGAGGCAACGCTATACCCAGCCCCGTATGGCCCGCTAGTTGCGGAGCCAATGGCAAATCCGCTTGCCGTTGTCCAGCCGTCAATATTCCCGTCGTAGATGCCATTTGTGGTGAGCTCCTTCGGGGTCTTGGCGCCATAGTGCAGATACGCCTTGTAGGTTCCCGCTCCGTCGATTGTGCCCTTGTCTACCCAGAATTCGCCGCCAGTCTTCTGGGAGATATAGTCAAGAACGTTTCTTACGCTTCTTCCGCCGTACTGCTCGTAATTTGCGGTGTCGCTCTCTGGGAGGTATGGGCTAAAGCGATACTGCGTGTCGACGGCATTGACATACGTCTCCACGTCAAGGGTTCCGGCCGTAATCATACTCTTGTCAAACAGCGAGTCAAAAATAGATATTGGGTATTGCCACCCACGAATGTTGTCGTCACCGACCCCAAGCCTGTACGTAACTCCAGCAACAACATAAAACTCCCCGTCAATCCAGCCACGGGCAGAGGAGGATGTCAGGGTGGTTGGCGACTCAACTGCCGAAAGATCAGAAACATAGCCGGCCGAACCAGAGGTTAGCTTTGCGCCAGTAATGGTTGCAGATCCGTCGCTGCCAACGCTTGCATACGAAATGGTGTTTGTTGTTGTCGCCGTCGCGATAGCATAGTCTTCAAGCGCTACAGAAAAACCTGCCGTCTGAGGGATTGCAACAATAATTGGATCTCCAGCAAGAAGGCCGTGGGCAGATGTGGTCGTAATTGTGACAACATTAGACACCCTATTTGCGGCAGTAATGTCAATTGCGGAAAGAATAGCCCTGGTTGTTCTTCCTCGATATTCAGTCCCGGAGTCTTTTATGACATAAACTCTGTGCTGATCGGCGAGCGAGGCATTTTTCCACTTAACCTTGAGCCGCTGTGTCGCCGTTCCCGCGCTTAGGGTTATGCTTATTGCCGAGGTTACCTGCGAGTATTGTGGGGCGGCGGCGTCTCTGCCCAGGAGTGTCGTGCTTCTTGCCTGAATTCTTACGCTGTATACCCCATCAGAAAGGCTCCCGCCAACAGCCTCAGAGGATACTTGCAGCCCGTCAACCTGGCCAACAATCGACGGAAGAGATGCCGCGCTGGTCGAGATCCCGTCGCCACCGTTGATGATGTCGATATCCCTGGAATCCCTTGCCCCGTAGAAGTCAGCAATGATCAGCTCTTCCAGGAGTGCGGTGTTGTCTGCGCATTCGACTTCCTGGGTAATCGCTCCGCCGTCTTTTCTTGTTGAGACTCGCGTTACGTACCCAGCAAAAAGCACCGTATCTGGGCTGGTTGCGACATCAAGAATCCGAACCTCGGTCTTGCTTGGGATCTCAATAACAAAAGACTCGTCGGCTATCGCCGCGTTGATCTTGTCGGCCTCAGTTGCCCCGGCGTAGTCCTGAACTGGGGTCTGTGATTTCGGGAGGATTGTCCAGAGCTCAATCGTAGCGTTGGCGCTAGTCCCCTCGCTGTTGCTCTCCCAGTTCAGGTTTTCGTAGTTGACCCTTTTGCTGATGTCATAGAAGGCCGCAGTCGTACCTTCGTATTTGAGCTTTACGTATACTCGTACATCAGCCATTTATATTCTCCCGATGCCCGCGGACCTCAACAGCGACGACTGCGCCTTGCCAACGGCATCTGCCAGCTTACGGATGTCCTGATCGCTCCTGACCGTTGGGTTGTTGATTATAACACTTGCGTTGACGCTGCCGCCACTGCCGCCAGCCATGCCAATCTGATTGATTGGGCGGATTCTCCTTGGGAAGATCCTTGCGACTCCGCCTGGGACCACTTGTAGGGTTTCTCGGCCAGTCTCGCCAACCTGGAACATGCCACCGACACCCATAACCTCACCGCCGCTTGCAAGCTTTGCAAGATGATCTTGCTTTAGCGGCAAGACTTTTCCTGAGTAAGTGTCCATATATGTAAAGGTCCTCTTAATCCAGCTCTTCCAGTTGGAAGTAAAGGAATCCTGCCCGTTTGCGCTTGATTTTGCCGCAACGGTCATTTTGTACAGCTCTCCACCCGTTGATGTAAGTGAGTTTAATGTTTTATTGATCGCAGTTGCGTACCCCGACTGCCTATTTGGGTCGGTATATACTTGCCCAGCCATGTTCTTATCTCTCTCAAGGTTTAGAACCTGAATGATTGCCTTCATTCTGCCTTCAATTAATCTTGACATTAAGGTTTTGTCAAAATTAATTCCAAAGCCCAGGTAGTTGTCTTTTGCTTTTCCGCCAAGAACGCTTTCGCTATTTGGCAGGCCGGCGGTATCAAGCCCATCGCCTGTCGAAATCCCGCCAGTATTTGCAGGCGGCTTATAGTTTGCAACTGCCGCTATTGCCGCCTTAAGCTTTGTAACAATAGCGGTAAACTTCTTAAGGATTGTATCCCATGTGTTGAGGAATGAGTCTCCAAAGTTCTTGGCATCAACATCA